CAGCCTACAAAACAAATCAATTTTCATGCACGGATGCAGAATTTTCAAAAGCTTTTAATTGGGTTTCTCATTATTTCGCTATAGCTGATGATGAAGATAAAAGTTATTCATTTAAACAGCTGACTGATGAAATCGCAGCATATGAAAAAGCTAATCAAACTAAATATCAAAACGTAATGGCCGAGCCGTGGAACGAATTAGATCATAAGTTAATTTTGCAAGATAATTCAGGCCGTCAGGATTTAGCAATTGAAGATGAACTAACACAATTACGTAGATATTGCAAAAATGAAAATAAGCATACTTTTTTGAGTTTTCACCCATCTTCTCAGTCATTAACTAAAGATCCATTAAGCGGTAAAAGTTATTATGAAATGCCAAAGGCAAGGGAGGCTGCAGGTGGACAAGCAACATTACGTAAGGCGTTTAGTTGGATAAATATTTGGCGCCCACCTGCAGGTTTAATAGATTCATCATCCGGCGTTCCTTTTGAAGAAAATGAATTATTGGTTCAGATAGAAAAATCAAAACCAAAAGGTGTAGGTATGAAAGGAATGACTAAGTTATTTTTCGACTGGCAAAAGAATAGATATTACGAAAAGATTGACGGTAAAGATTTATTTGCTTTCCAGCACGAAAAACAAGTAATGCCTGAAATTATTTCGAATACTGCAATAGTACCAAATACTAATTTTTACGAACCAAACAACGATCCACCATTCTAATGAAAGAATTAATAGAGGAATACAGATTAGAAATTGAAGCATGGCATTTGTTTTACGAATCTTTCGAAGCTTACCAAGATGCGATATCTTTAGTTCGCGGTGTTTGTGTGGAAATGAAAAGCGAATTATTAAAAGCTAAACTGGCAAATCCAAATAACTCAAAGATACCCGCCCAAGCAAAAAGAATCGATTTATTGTTTTCGGCAATGGATTCAATAGATGGTTTAACAGCTAGATGCCTAAAACAACGCGCACAATTGCAAAAAAATAAAGAATCGTACTTTGAGTTGGAAAAAGAAAACGAAGCACTTAAACAAGAGATAAATGCAATAAAAAAAGCACACGATGAGCAAACTTAAACTAATATCAAACGATGGTTCATATCTTCGTACTAAATTCGAGTTCGATAATTCAGTCTGGACTTTGATAGGAACGGAATCAATACAAAGCCATGTTAATACTTTTCGACTTACTCAGGAACAGAAAACAGAACAATTGGTGATAACAACACACGACACATTTAAGTCGAAAGACGGACGTTATCAAACTAAAATGAGACTAACATTTAAAACGATGGCCGACAATGGCCAAATTAAAGCCATAGATTAATCAATCAACATAAACCCAAAATTTAAAATAATTATTATGAAAAGCCTATCAACAAATTACAAGTGCAATAACTGCGATAATGGAGTTGTTGTTTATAAAATTTCTGGCAAAGGAAAATCAACTGAATTGACGGCAGAAGTTAAAAACTGCAACAGATGTTTTAAGCAATTTGGGTTAAAATCATTATCAAATCTAAAAGAAATTAAGCCATGCAAGTAGAACATAAAACAGAAAAAGGAACGATAAGGTTTGAATTACTCGCGCATGATGTATTCGATTTTAGAATTAGGTTCAATAGATTTATAACTTATAGAACATATAATTCATCGCAAATAAAATTATATGATGCTGGTTTCGTTCTTGTTGGCCTTACAAGCGAGGTTACGGAAGAACAGGGTAAAATGATGGTTAAATTTACAGGAGGGCCATGGAGTGCGTATAGAGATTTCACATCTCACAATAATTGGTTTGCGTCTGCTTTATGGTCTTTCAAATCCCTAATGCAGCATTTACAGGTGTATGAATCAATACCTAAAAGGGGAATTATTGATGAATCACGTGTTGGAAAATGGGTAGTTTTATTTAAAGAAAATTAAGAAAATGGAAAATGTAATTTATCAAATTAGTGATACCGATCAGGCACTATCCGAAAATGTAAACACTATGGAGTTTTATTGTTGCCAAACAAATGCTTTAAATCCTGATTACGAAATTCGTGAATTGGGAATAGTGATTACGGACAAAAAAGGCATGCAATTAGACTTTACATTCGAACAACGCGATTTAAATTCATTAATCAAATATCTTACTGATTTGAAAAATTATTGCGAAGATTTTAACGAGAAAAGCAAAAATTCAGGTCAATACCATTTGCCAGAAGATGTAAAAATTGACATAAAATGACCGGAAAAATAACAGCAGAGGAGTTTCGCAAAAATAAACCGGCAAAGTATCGTAATGTTAAAGCTGAAATCGATGGTATTAAATTCGATTCCATTAAAGAAGGTAGACGATACTTTAAACTAAAGATATTGAAGATGGCCGGAGAGATTACCGATATTGAACTGCAGCCCAGGTTTGATATTATAGTTAACGGTAAGTTTTGTGGCTTTTATAAAGCTGATTTTCGTATCACCTGGAAAACAGGAAATGTTACGATCGAAGATGCCAAGGGAATGAAAACCACGGTGTACAGCCTTAAAAAGAAATTGATAGAGGCTATTTACGGGATTACAATTGTTGAAGTGTAAAAATATTTAAATTGAAGTTATGAAAAATGAATTTAAACAGTACAAAAGAAAAAGCATTAGCGAAATGCGTATAGTAAATCAAGACGATATAGATTGTCATAAAATTAATGGATTTATAACGGTTCACGAAACGAAAGACAATTTTATTACAGTATCTATTAGTGATGCTGATTTAAAAAATGGTAGCCCTAAAATTGGGGATATGATAGCAAGAAATCCAAAAAACTGGTTAGATCAATGGTTAGTTGATGAAAATTACTTTAATGACAATTTAGAGGAAATTTAAGTAGCATCATTGTTACAAAAAGGCAAAGTAAAATTAGCGATATTTGAAGTATGGAAAATAAAATAGAAATGTCAACAGATAGTTTGAAAATAGTTATTGAATTTAGCAATAAGCCTAATGATAACGATTTAAATGTTATCGCGGCAATTATGAAAGCTACAATGTCCGAAAATGAATTATATGAATTTGTAAATAAAGTTCAGGCAAAACTTTCTTAATATGGAGTTACAATCAAAAGAATTAAGGATAGGGAATTTGATTTATTGTGATGGCGCTTTAGGTAAAGTTACTGGGCTGGATTCATATGGTAATATTCAATGGCAAGGCTATTATCCATTGACTAAACTAGAACCAATCCCATTAACAGAAGAAATACTTTTGAAGGTTGGGTTTGTGAAAGGAATTGTAAATACTTTAATAAATGCTTATTGTTTATTTTCATTTTATTTAACCATACATGAAGATAAATTATTTTATGAGTGGAAAGGTGGCAATATTGAAATTAAATACCTCCACCAGCTCCAAAACCTTTACTTCGCATTAACCGGTAAAGAGCTTAACACAGCGGGATTGATATAATGAGAGAAAAAATTGAACAATATATAAAATCAAAAGGCTACACTTGGAGTTACGAAAGTATTATGCTTCAATACGAACAATATAAAAAAGGTTTTTATGTAAGCCATACAGCCAAAGAAGTTATTAAAAACATAGTCGAACCAAATGATAAAGATAGAGTTTAAGAAGGCGCAACAACTAATTAGCTATTTGACAGATGAAGTAGTCGGAGTTAAAACCATGTTTCCTTGCGTTGGATACGCGCCAAAGTCTATAAATATCGAATCAGTTACATTTGGTTGCCCGTCTGAACTAGTTCCATCACGCGACGAAGTTTTACAACAACTTGGAATTCCAAAAGAACAAGACGAGGAAATGCAACAGAAGTATAAATAATTCGTATATTTGGGTATATGGCGGTAAAAAAAACAGTCAATAAAAAACCGATTAAAAAGCCTGTCGTTAAAAAATTAGTTAACGAAGTTGGCCGTCCTGCGTCATTTAAAACAAATCAAGACCTACAAAAAAAGATTGATGAATATTTCGAATATATAAAAGGTGAATTTGAAATTAAGCAGGTAATAGTTGATGATATGCCTTTTGATCAAAAAGTATTTCTTAGGGAATCAGAGCCAGCCACAATTACCGGATTAGCTTTATTTTTAGGTTTTGAAAGCCGTCAAAGTGTTTATGACTATGAAAAGAACGGTGAATTTTCTTACACTATAAAAAAGGCAAGACTAAAAGTAGAGAATGGATACGAAATAGCTTTGTTTGGGAGAAACTCAACAGGCGCAATATTTGCCCTTAAAAACTTTGGATGGGCCGATAAGCAAGAGGTAACCAATACAAACGTTAACATGAATGTTGAAGTCACAAAAGAAGAAGCGAAAGAGATATCAAAAGCTTTAGATGATAAATACTGATCTAGTTAGTTTAGCAAAAGAATTAAAGGTGGCTCACGTAAAGTGTAAGTCATCTTTGTTGTTTCATACCCGTTACTTTTTCGTTAAGCAGTACAATAGAAAGTTTGTAGTAAACAGCCATCATGAAAAAATATGTTCTGTTCTTGACGCTGTTTTCCGTGGGGAACTGACAAAGGTTATTTTTAATGTCGCCCCCAGGTATGGAAAAACAGAAATAGCCGTAAAAAACTTTATAAGTTCTGGACTTTCAATAAGTCCATCAGCTAAATTTATTCATCTTTCATATTCTGATGATCTGGCTTTAGATAATAGCGAAGGGGTTAAGGATATTGTCAATCTTGAAGCCTATAAGCAATTATTCCCAAGCGTTCAAATTAAATATGGATCTGACAGCAAGAAGAAATGGTATACAACTGCAGGGGGTGGAGTTTATGCTACATCAACAGGCGGACAGGTTACCGGATTTGGTGCGGGCCGAGTTGAAGATGAAGAACAGGAAGAAATTGATTTTTCATTTTTAACAGATTTAGAGGCTAAAGAAGGATTTGCAGGGGCCTTGGTTATAGATGACCCAATAAAGATAGAAGATGCCACCAGCGAACTAAAAAGGGAGCGTATAAATGCAAGATGGGACGGTACAATTAAGAATCGTGTAAACAGCCGTAAAACTCCGTTAATATTAATGGGACAGCGCACTCATTTAATGGATTTATCCGGCTACGTAATGGCTTCTGACGGGTATGTTTTGACAATTGAAGAAGCTAAACTAAATCCTACTAAATGGCTT